GACTTGAAGCTCGATGACCGGGTTGAGGTCGATTGAGGTAATCGGCGCGGTGTTTTCATCGAAGCTGGTTGTCGGGCAGGTCGGGCGGCGAACCACGCGCATTGCAGCTGGTTTGACCGTGTAATCGAAATAGACCATCGCGTCTGGCACGAGCCGGATCAGCTCAGAGAGTGCTTGCCCGCAGGTCGATTGGTTGAGTGTGATGCGCGGGAAGGCGTGCATCGCGACCACTGTCGAGCCTCCGGCAATGGTAGCGATTGGGCAGCCGAGAGCCGCTGCCCGGTTGATCGCTGCCTCGATGCTGGTCTTGAGGTCTTGCCCGGTTGATGCCGTGCCGAATACGAATGAGATGCGCTCGGCTGTTACCCCAGTTCCGTCTGCGATGATCGAGGTGAAGGGGACTTTCTCCAGGAACCACCATGCCCCTGAAACCGTCACTTGATGTTCATGCGAATCGCCTCGGATCATGCTGCGAACGTTGGTGACGTTGCCATGGAAGAATCGCACGCCGTCACGATAGATCGCCATCTCTTGCCGTAGTGTCGGCAGGTTCGATGCCGTGGAGGGGATGTTCGTCGGGTTGACCGGCTGAACCAGCGCGTATTTGATGACGACGATGCCAGTCGAGCCGTTCGCGCCGAGGCGAATGCCCGCTTGTAGTCTCATTCCGGCTCCGCCGTTGCCAGTGTTCGGAATCACTGAGACGTCGGGAGTAAGTGAGATTCCACCGCCTACTGCATAGGTCGTGGCTGTGCCTGTGATCGACGAGGATGTCCCTGCTCCTCCGTTGGCTGCAACTGTGCTGATCGGCGTTCCAGCGGCTCCTGCACCACCTCCTGAGCCCGTTGTTGACCCGTTAGCAGCAGATGCACCGCCGACATTGCCCTGACCGACGACTCTAGTCCCGCCTGCACCTCCAGATGTTCCACCGCCGCCGGATCCACCGTTGCGGCCTGCGACTGCGGTCGTGCCTGATGCACTTGCACCGGCTCCGCCGCCTGTCGTGACGACTGTTGAGCCGATGGATGACGCTCCGCCGTCGGACGCTGCGTCTTGCGTCACCTTAGCCATGCCACCGGCTCCGACGGTCACGGTGTAAGTTCCAGCCGCTAGAGCGGTCGAGCCTGCTAGGAGGCCGCCTGCGCCACCACCGCCGCCAGAGCGGTTGGATGTGTTTTGCCCGCCTGCTCCGCCGCCGGCCACGACGAGATATTCGACCGTGCCGGTGTTCGTCACGACGAAGCTGCCAGAGGTTAGGAAGGTGTGCGTGCGGAATCCTCCAGCGTCCGTAGTCGTGCCGCCGGTAGCGACAACTCCTTGCAGCACGTATTGCGAGACCTTTGTGTCGCTGGCGAGCATCCCGGCTGCCGTTGCCCTGACTTTCAACGTCGAAGGGTTGGCGACTGTCAGCGTGGCTCCGTTGGCGACCGTAGGGCTGGAACCGGTCGGGTTGCTGCCGTCGGTCGTGTAGCGGATTGTTGCCCCGGCGGTGGCACAAGCGACGACCACGGCAACCGTAGCACCGACCCTGACCGATGAGTCAGGCGTTGTGGTTGGCGTTGCGACGAAAACGTCCAATGACGCATCTTCAACCACGATGGAGATGTTCAGCTCATCGGCTTCGAGGCTGCGGAAATCGAGCTTCGCTGCCGACACCTTGCGGTATTCCAGCGATTGCGGAATCTCATCCCAGCCCTGCCCAGCTTCTCCCTCGATAGTCCAGTTGGTTTGCATGTGTTATCTTACAGGTAATGCGAGGCTGTTTACTCGCGCTCGGAGATCCTTAATCGCTGAGTTTGTGGCTGCAACCTTAGATATCAGCTCATTGTTGAGAGTGACCAAATCTTGAAGCGATTTCAACGTAGTTCCCTGCCCTACCTTTAGCGTCCCCATTAAGGTCTGAAGTGATCCACCGATGTCGCGTTGATCCTTTGCTGTAAGCTCACCATCTGCAACTGCTGCCATGATGGTTTCCTTAGCAGCTTTCTGGATGTCATTGACCGGCTGGATTTTAGCCACCTCGGTAGAAAGCTCTTTCACTCCAGCGGTGATGTCCGTAACTGTCTGTTTTATAGATTCGGTCTTGGCTGCTGTCTGGAATTGAGCTTCGAGTGAGTCAATAGCAATTGCTCCCTCAGCCACTGCCTTATCGACTTTCCCAGCTTGATCGAATGCCTTTTCTGTTAATTTATCTATTCTCTCAGGGGCTTTGTCGATAGATGAAAAAAGCCCTTCGATTTCTTTTTCTATCTTCGCCAACCTCGCAGTCAATATGTTTGTCTGAGGTGAAACGTATCCCTCACCCCTGCCTCCTTCATCACCGAGGAACTTATCACTTGATCTACTGCTTTTTAACTCGGTGGTCAATGCAGCTTGCTCAGCCTGCAATTTATCCACTTGTGCTTGTGCTTTATCTACATCCTCCTGCACGCCGATCTTCTGCTCGCGAATTTGATCATAGGCATTTTTCTGCGCCTGAATGCCGACTTCAATCGCTGCAATAGCGGCGTTTTTCTCGGCTTCTGCTGTCTGCTTGCGCAATGCGATGATCGCTTTTTCCGACGATTCGATTTGTCCTGTTGCCTCAAGATACTTGAGAGCCTCTTCGGTGGCCTTTGCTTGGCTCTTGGCTAAATCTGCATCTGATTTGATCTTGCTGTTTTGCACCGCTATTAAGTCGAGGGCTGATGCAGCGAGGCTGTCTGTGAGTTCTCTTTGGTGACTGATCTTGGCAATGAGCGAATCTGCTGCCTGCCCACCGGCTTTCTCGAATGCTTCTTGCAGTGCCTCACCTGCCTCCTTAGCAGCTTCTCCAGCGGCTTTTGCATCGTCAACCATAGACAGGAAGACCTTCGCGGCGATGGCACCGATGGCCACCACCGCGCCAGCAATCGCACCGGCTGGGCCGAATGCACCGAGGAGCTGGGGAGCTTGCTGAGAGAACGCTGTGAGCGCGGACGTGCCGGCTCCGACCTGCACGGCAAAGTCTTGGATCTGGAATCCAGCCTGCCCTGCGAGCTGTCCGACTCTAGATGCGCCTTTGCCTGTCGCGGCCGCTGCTGTCGTAGCTTTGTTCGATGAGACGGCCAGCTTGTCCATCGACGCCGCTGCCTGATCTGCTCCGCTGGTGTTTGCGGTCGTCGAGATGTTGATCGTGACTTTTCGGTTGGCCATAAAGTTATGCTGTGATGCGTCCAGTGACGCTGACATTAAGGTTGACTGTCACGCCGACCTGCGAGGCAGAGATCGACGGGAACGCCTCATAGATCGTCTGCGAGCTGTAATAGGTCGGCGCCACGCCTGCGGTCGTGTCTTCGCTGGTTCCATCTGCGGTGATTCCTGGGTTGGGTGATCCGTTGGCAATGCTGATGTTCAGCGTCGAGTCGTTCGCTGCTGCCTTGCGTGCCGTGAGCGAGATCGAGGTGCCTGTGCCGCCGACGTTGTAATGGCTTGAGATGTCGCCGCTCTGGATGAGAGCGGTGCGCACCTTGGCAGCCCAGGTTGCTGCGGTGTCGCCCAGCAAGACCGGCACTTGGATGGTGCGCGGTGATGTGTCTAGGATCGCTGAGGTGACGACGATTGTGACGTTGCCCTCCAAGGTGGTCGTGCCGATTGCTACCGTTGTCTCGACCTGCTGGGTGCCGAGTGAGTTGAGCGATCCAAGCAATAGCGAGCGTGCGCTCAGGTTGTTCAGGTAGCCCGGGAGCTGCTGCACGAAATACTCCGCCGCCTGCAAGCTCTGGAACTCAGTGGATGAGTCGAAGCTGACGGTGGTTGTCATTCCCGCACGCGGGATCTGCCGTGCCTCGACCGCCCCCACATAGGAGACGGTCTGCACGGTTGGCTGAGGACTCATTGAGAGCCGACTGGCTTCTGACTGGCGACCATTGCCCCCAGCCAGCTCGATTGTCCGCGTGCCGATTGTTAGGGTGGCGATCACAAGGACTAGGCGACGGTGCCGATGGTGAAGAGTGCGTTAGGGTTGCCGGTGGTAAATGTGCGGCGAGCCGCCATGCTGAGTTGTCCGAGGCGGTTCTCAGTAGGTGAGAAGCGTTTCTGGAGGTCAATGATCTGAACTGCTCCGCAGTCAAAGTTCAGACCGCCGCTTGTCGCGGTGCTGATGTCGAGCGTTGCTGAGGCGAGGTCTTCGCCTGCGTCGAGCGATCCGAAGTAGGTATCGAATGAGTTCTCAGCGATTCCTACCGGGATGCAGCTGATGTTGCACCCGAGATTCTGGAAAGACATATCCACCGTGCCGATTCCGTCAATGACGACTGGAGTAAGACCGAGATCGAAGGAAATCTCGAAGCCAGCCTCTGAGAAGAACGTGGTCGATCCTCCGAGTGTCGCAGTGTAGGGTGCTGTGATGAGCTTTGTCGGGTCGAAGAGTGTGCCGATCGCTCCACCTGCCCCTACTGAGTAGTAGTCCGAAAGCAGCGAAGGATCCCCGCCAAGATCGAGTATGCCGGTGAACTGAACTGACCCGAAGGCAGTATTGTTGGCCGTGCATCGGATGCTCGGCATTTGGGTGACGACTGCGTTGCGGATCGTGTAGGTCGCATCCGCTGCGGTAATGACGAGGGGCTTGTCTGCTGCTCCATAGACGCTCGCTCCAATCGCGGTGCTGCCGTATGGGAAGAGAACGGCCAGCGCTTCGATCTCGCCGACCGGCTCAAATTCGATAACGACTTGGAAATCAGTCTTCGACTTTCCGAGCATACCGTAGGCATCCGATTCCTTGTCGAAGGTTGTGTTAGTCATGGTGATATTGATCCCACCCTTCGAGTAGAAGGTGGCAGAATCAAAGACGACCTTTGCAGGGCCGCGAACGATGGTGGTGCGTGTGAATGTTGGCATATTTTTATCTGGTAGGTTCGTCGGTGGATAATCCGACGGGTATTGTTAGGCTGACGACTTTCTGGAGCATCGACTCATTGGTCTGTGACTCCAGCCCTGCGAAAATCATGACTCCACCGGATAGCGGTGCGTCATCCTTGTCTAGCGGCTGCGTATGATGCAGGATGCGAGCGACCGCCTCGGCGATCTCTGTCGCTGATGGCGTGTTGCCTGGCTTCGATCTCCAGACGGCTGGTATCTCTGAGACTGTGACCTTGAATTGAGATTCCGACAGGTAAGGCCCGGGCGTGTTCGCTGAATCGGTTTCCGCAGACTCGAAATGGACGAGGCAGAATGCACCTGCGCTTTTCATCGCGGTCATGATCTTGGTCTCGATGTCCTTGCCGTCCTCGACGAGAACGGGGATCTTCGGCACGGTGCGGAAATACGCATGGTCGGCCAGCGTCTCGGCTATGCTCTCGACGATCTGGCGAATGATGCTCATGGGGATGTGGCAAAGTCCATGGTTGCGTTGCCGCCGTAGCGGAATGATGAGGCAGAGCTGGCTGCGAATGCAGCGGCTCCGGTGTCGTCTGAGTCAGCGTCGTTCTTGGCGAGATCATCCATGAATGTCTCTGCTGCTTCAACTGCGACCTTGCGGTCGTCACCGTTGAAGTCGGCGAGCGATGGGAATGCCTCAGACAGTAGCCGCCGGGCGAGAGCGTAAGCGTGACGCTGTGAGCCTGGCGGAACGTTGCGGCCTGTGTTGATGACCGCTGGGAGGCCACGCTTGCGGCGGCCTGAGTTGACACGGGAAACAATCTCTTGCGCGACCTGCTCAAGTATCTCTTCGATCTTGGCTTCTGGCGCGGGTGCTTCAGCCAGCAATGCCTCGAACTCGTCTGAGGCAAGCCGGTCTCTGAGACCGTCGGTTGTGATTGCTACCCATGGCATATTAAAGAAAGGGGGGTGGAGGAGCGAGGGAAACTGAAAAACCTCGCCCCTCCGGTTTGTTGTTAGAACAACAGTTTTGCGACCATCGCCTTGGCCAAGGTTCCGGGAGTCGCGGTCGCTGTTTGAGCGATGCGAACGTAGCGGCGGGTATTGGCTGGGAGACGGAAACGAATTGTCTTAGCTGCTGCTCCTGCTCCACCGGCGCCAGTCTGAGTGGTTTGGATGAGAGGATCAACAGTTGTGAACGAAGATCCGTCTGCGGAGTCTTCGAGCTTGTAGGTGAGGATTTTTCCGTCGGTGAGTTCGGCAGTCAGCAATGCTGGTGCTGCCAGTTCAAAGACGATTGCCTCGATGTCACCACCTTCCACTTGTTCAAGGTCGAAGGTTGCGGTGTTTGCACCGGCGGCGAGAACAGTCACCGTCGAGATGAAGTTCTTATCTTGTAGGTTGCGATTGTAAGTAGTGGACATAGTATTGATTAGCTGAGGGTTTCGGTATCGACGATGGAGTCGGTGATGATGATCGGGATGCCGAACGATTCAGTTGGCACACCTGGGAGGATGCCGTTGAATGCTTCCTGCTTCGTGTTAGGCGCTGTGGTGCGGCTGACTTGAAGTTGGAAAGCGGAACGACGGGACATGAGCAGGTGCGTTGGACGCTCGCCGACTGGGAACTTGCTGAGAAGCTCTGCAAGTTTTGCATCGGTCACGCCTTTGCCACTGTCTGCGGTGGCGTCTTTCAGACGACCGACTGCATACTTGTTGACGCACTGGAAGCCGATCCAAGCCGTGAGGTCGGCGATGAAGGCTGCGTAGCGTTTGCTGTCTGCATCCACTGCATCCCCTTCGCGGAAGGCGGAGAGGTCGAAGGTGGTGCCGTTTCCATAAACGTATTGCACGCCGGTATTGCCTGCCTTGATCGCATAGACCGAGGAGCCAGTTCCTGCCGTGGTGCCGCCTGCATCGACGATCAACTCGGAGCCGAAGCCGGTGACGAGCTCCTGCAAGCCGGTGAAGCCCTTGGAGCTTGCGGCCACGCCGTAGATCGTTTGGGTTCCGACTGTGCTGAGAGCTGCACGCATGACGCCGAGAGCTTCAATCGCTTGGATAGCCTCGGGGCCGTCCTCGTAGCCACGGGCGACTGCCTTATCGACTTCGACGCGAGCCGAGAGAATATAGGCCTCGACGAGGCGTTCGGTGAAGTTCGACTTGCTGGCGTCAGTTCCTTCATTCGCGGCACGGAACGCCACGGATGGGCGACTGTTGCGAATGACCGTCTTGTAGCTGGTGCCACGAATGGTGCGAGCTGGGATCAAAGTCACCTCAGGCGAGCTGGTGGCGACTTCTTCGATGAGGCCGACGATTGGGTCGGCACCGTTGAGCTTGGCTAGGTCAAGCAGTGTGAGATTATTGGACATTGGTTCTTATTGTTGTGGTTGAGATTGTGCTTTGAATGCCGCTTCGACGCGTGCCATTCCTTTAAGTTCGATTTCTTGAGGAGCTGATTCGCTGCGTCCTGCGAGAACGGTCTGACCAGTGAGAACTGGGTTGACTGGGATTGCATTGAGCGCGTTGAGTGCTTCTGGATTGGCGATAATCGAAGAACGCCAGAAAGCCTTGCTTGCGTCGTCCTGTGGGGCGATGCGACCGGCTTTGACGGCTTCGTCGATTGCGATCTCAGCGGATGCCATGGCTTTTTCAGCCATGCCTTCCTTGAGCTTTTTGTTCTCGTCCATAGCGGATGCAAGCTCGGCTTCGAGCTTGGCATAGTGCATGTTGGATTCGACGATTTTCTCTTCGTCGGCATTGCCGACAGAGGCTGATTCGCGAAGGTTAGCCAAGTTCAACTTGGCGACTTCCATCGCGGTTTCGGGGTCTTGGGACTCGTCAATGAGGCCGAGTTCGATTAGTTGGTCGATCATAGTGGTTGGATTGTAGGCTGCTGCGATTCTGGGTATCTCCTCGAAGGCTGGGTCATTTACAAGTGACCCGATCTCGCCTCTTGGTGCGAGTCCGGTAGGGATGCCGTTCGATGAGACTAGGAAAGTGGGAGAGAAGTACGAGTAGTCGCGGCCTTCGATTGCCTTGCGTCCTGCCTCAGTCCATTCGACATCCAGCATGAGTCCGACGCCTTCCTCATAGCGGAACTCAATAGGGATGAATGATGCTGGGCCACTCTCATGGTCGAAGCCAGCGAAGGGGCGGATGTTCTTTTCGAGCCGCTTGGTCAGGTCTTCTGCGAACGATGCACCGATTCGAGAGTCAATCTCTACGTCAACAATCTTCGGTTTCCCGCCGACTGTCGCGGAGATGCGATGCTTGCCCTCTGGCAGATAAACGATGCAGTTTTCAAGCGAGGCAACCTCGGATTGAAACGCTGCATAAATCTTATCGGGAGCGGACATTGATGTTGCCTTGCCATCGAAATCTGAGTTGGCAAGATTATTTTTTGAATGCCGACCTATTTGTTGAGACCCAGCTCGATGTAATCCAGCGCGGTGTCGATGATTGCATCAACGTAGGATGCCTCCGGTGGGAGAGCGTTCGGCCACGGCTTGTGCGTTACTGACTGCTTGAGAGCATAGACCGGGCGGATACCGCTTTCGGCGGTCTCATCCTTCTCAGCAAGCACGCCTTTGACGCGGTATAGTGGAGATACGTTTTGCGAATAGTCGCGGGCGCGGACGTTATGAGCCTTCGGCACAAGCGGGATGGTCAGGAACTTTCTGCGCTTTGCCCGGATCGTACCGCCTGTGACTTTGTGGGCCAGACCAATCGCTCCGTTGGCGAAGGTCACGTTTGCTCCTGATGCTTTTGTGACAGACCAGCCGGAGGCAGTAGCCAGCCACCATCCGCTCAAGTCTCGACCCGGCCCGTGCGTCGGCAGCGATGGGTTGATCCATGGGATGCGACCTCGGTTCCTGTAATAGTTTCGGATCACGTCGAGACCTCTGATGGCGCCTTGTTTCAGTGCTTCGGTTCGAGTCGGTAGGTCTACAAGTCGAATCATTGCCATCTTCGTCTCATTGAGATTCGAGGCAGTGATTTTGATCCCAACGAATGACTTGCCTTCGATCATTCCGATAGTCCTTTCAGCATTGCCTCACCGATCTGAACCTCCAGCGAGTCGATGAAAGCCTGGCGGTCAAGCAGTGAGAACATCTGCGGGATTGAGCCGATGACCCTTTCCACTTCATCATTGAACGCTCCGACCGTCATGCGCTCGCTCTTGTCGATCAAGTCGGCGAGAGCGAGGTCAATCGGGTTGAGCCACTGCGCTGATAGGTCACTGAGTTGTTCGTCGGTCATTCTGCCTCCAGTTCTTTGACTTTGCGCTTTGCCCAAGCGAAACCTTCATCTCCGCCCCAGCCGTGCCACGCTTGCCAGCCCTTGCCCTGCTCTGACCAGCTGGATCCTTGTTTGTCCACCTCATGACGAGCGAAGAAAGAAACCATTCGCTTGACCGTCTCAGGTGACAGTTCGACGCGGTTGGAGATGTCACGGGCGCGTGCCAGCCCGACGGCGATCATGCCCCGCTCTGATTGCGGCTTGGCACGGCGAACGTCCAGCGCACGGGCTGCGTTCCTTGCCATCTCCTCTGTCGGTCGAAGGTCAACGTCAGCGCGTGCCGACTCGATCTCCTGCGGAATGATCTCAGGCGGTAGGTCATCGACCGGCATCTCGACGAGATCGGCCGACATTTCCTCTCCAAACACGTCCTCGCCTTCGAGTGGCACCGGGATGCCCAGCTCGTCGTAAAGCCACTGCTTCGGCATTGCGATCCCGATCTCCTTGTAGATTTTGACCCTCTCGGCGATGGCCTTCTCGTCCTTGATGACCGGGATGTCCATTTCACAATACGGCATGTCCTCGGAGGCGACCGTGCCGAAGTTCATCCGAACAATAGCCGGGATGAGCTGGCTGGTCACGATGCTCGCGACCCAGGATGAGACGCTTTGTAGCACCTCGCTGCGGATGCCGGCGTGAACATCGCCGAGAGCGCGGGAGCCTGTCCCGGTGTTGTCGGTCGTCAGCGTCTGTCCGAGCATGAGGATGTCACAGGCGCGGTCAGCGACGTCCATGAGGTGGGACTGAGGTAGTGAGTCGCCGCTGCCGCTGATGGCTGAGTGGATCTCGAAATCGACGCCGGGGCCGGTAGCTGCCCAGCCAGAGGATCCAATCGACTCCAGCATGTCCTCGGCCTTGTTCAGTGCCTCCTCGCTGCCGTCGGTCTTTGCCGTCCGCATCGGGATGCCGAAGAGCTGCGCGAACTGCATCAGCCAGCCGAGACCATAGATCGAGGCGAGCCAGTATTTCGTGAGTGCGCGGAGGTTGGCACCATAGATCGGATGCGCTCCACCTTGCGACCATATGCCGATTACGAAGCGGTCAACTGGGAAGTCCTCTAGGACTGAGTTGTTCGCTCCGTTGGGTGCGATCATGAGGCGGTCGATCTCGTTTGAGAAGTTCGGGAACGCGAGGTATTTCGCCGGAACTGGAGCGTAGCAGCGAGGCGAGACGATGTTGTTCTCATTCTGCCAAACGATCTCCACGACCGAGATGCCCTTGGCATATGCGTCAATCAATGCATTGACCATCTGCCCGGTGTCCAGCTCCCAGTGACCCGGCTTCGGTGAGTAGCTGTTGAGAGCACGCTCCACGACATCCTTGATTCGGATCGCCTGCGGTGTCGGCTCTTCTTGTCCATCGCGGATCGCTGGCTTGATCTCCATCTTGAGGCGGCTGACTGCCCCGCTGACTTCGTTGAGTGCTTTGCGCAGGCGCGGCCATGTATCGAGCATTAGGCGGAAGAGGCGGTCTTGATCTTCGAGCTTTCCTGTGCGGACATTGCGCAGGATCGTGCGCACCTGCTCCGGGGTGACGTTGGCTAAGTCATAGTCGTTTGTCCGGTAGGTTGTCGGGATCGGCCAAACGATCCCCTTGCGCTCGTCAATAGTCATGCGCCTTGCCCTATCTTTTTATTGTTGACATGGCAAGGATCAAATCAGAGAGCATTGAATCCCTTTGCTCTTGGGGTTGCGAACTCCGAACGCTTGAGCCGCGTTGCCGATGCTGCGGACATCCTGCCGGAGTGATGCGCACCGAGCGCGATGCAGGCGAGGAGAGCGTCGGCTCGGTCAGGTGACTTCAGCCCGGCCTTTCGCATCTTCTCCTTGTCCTCAATGCGGAGCTTGCCCTGAGCATTCCATTCGCTCTTGCGGGTGGTGATCTGGTCGTAGGTCATCCGGTCGAGATCGCCCAGGTGGATCTCTCCTCGGTGGATCGCCTGTGTCGCTGTGTGCCAGACTTCGCCGATGAGGTTGGCATATTCGTCACTGTCCTTGGCTGCCTGCCCACCGTGGAAGCGGTTGATGTGCCAGCCCTCCTCGGCCATCTGGCAGACGAAGCCAGTTCCGAGTCCGTCAGCATCGCCGAATATCTGACCCGGCTTCAGACCGTGCTCCTCGAATAGCCGGATGAACTGCCGGGCGGCCTGCACGGTGTCGCGCTCCTGCCATGCCTTGACGACCTTTGCCGAGTTGCCTTTGCGGATCGCCAGCACGTCCTCGTCACGACCGGCTGCGAAGTCGCAGAATGCCACGACCTCGCCGGATTCGTCTGGCTCCGGCTGGTTCGCCAGTGCTGCGGTGAGCTTCGCCGGGGATAGCACCATGAACTCGTCATCTGCCGAGAACTCGGCGAGATGTTTCGACCGGAAGAGCGGATGATCCTCTCCGAATCGCTTGCGATCAAGATCCCTGCGCTCGGCTGGGATGTGCGGACATTCGACCGATGGCACTCGGCGCGTCCAGTAGAGCGGAGCGTCTTTGTGGTGGCTGTCAAAGAACTGACCGCGAGGCGCACCTGGGGAACTGACCCAAAGCTGGAAGTCACGGGTGCATCGCTCGAAGGCAGAGAATATCTGATCCGGCACGGTCTTGGCCTCGTCAATGATTATCATGAGCGGGGCGTCTGCCTCGCCGTGCCAGCCCTCGGCCTTTCCCGCGTCGTCGGTCGAGAAGCCGAGCGCGAAGCCTCCCTCCGGTGTCCGTAGCTCCTCCGCCATGAAGTTCCAAGTTGGGAATTTGTCACGGTGCTTGCGGATCGCAGGCCAGAGCTGGTTCGATAGCTGCCGGAAGGATCCAGACGTGAAGACGACCTTTCCCTTGGGATGCTGGTCTAGGTGCCAGAGGATGAGCGGGGCGACTAGCCGGTCAGTCTTGCCGCTGCCGTTCGCCGCGACCACGCTTGTCGGCTGCTTCATCGCGACCGACTCAAGGCTCTCGATCTGCCAGAGATACGGCACGATGCCCAGGCGTTTGACGCAGAACTCGGTGGGGGTCATGGGATTCGGCGGACGCGTTCCCGTGCGTCCTCGATGACGCGAGCAAGAGCTTGTTCCTGTTCGGCAGGCAGGTTGATGACGACGGCCTTCTGCGAGTTGTCGATATTCACTTCCACCTCTGCGGGCGGCTTCCATCCAGCCCGGCACTTGAGCCAGAAGATGCAGGCGGTCAGAGCCTCCTTGCTGTCTCCGTTGGCTATGTCGAAGAGCCGCTTCGCCATCCGGCTGTTTGCCTTGGCGTGTCCCATGTCGATCTCGGTGCGGTAGTGCTTGGAGAGCGTCTTGCGGTCGACCCCAGCCAGCGTGCAGATTTGCTCCAGCGGCACGCCGATGCCAGACAGTAGCTCGACCTGCTTCCGCATCTCATCCGTCGGCTCGTATTTCGGACGGCCGACAGATCGCTTCGCTGGTGACTTCTTCGCGCTCATGGGTTAATAGCACCATACGGTGCGGCATGCTGGGAACCATGATGCTTGCC